ATCTACAAAAAATATGGCAATTTTATATGGCAGATAGAGAAGATAAAAAACAAGATTTTACTCCCAAGAGCTTAGGAAAACTTATTTCTGAGTTAACAAAATCAACTGCTGAAGAGTGGGTTTATGATATGTGCTCTGGAAGTGGAGCTTTAACAATTCAAAAATGGTGTAGTAATAAAAACTTAAAGTTTGTATGTGAAGAACTAGATACTAATCTAATTCCTTTTCTATTATTTAACCTTAAAATTAGAAATATTGAAGGTTATGTAATAAATGGAAATGTTTTAACTGGCAAAAGAAAAGCAGTTTACAAACTAACAAAAGGAAATAGATTCTCAGAAATAGAAATAAATATGTTTTTTGATTATCCAAACTTTACTACAGGAATAAGTAATCCACCTTTTAATTTGATAGGAGAACATAATTCTGAAATATCTGTTAAAAATATGAATTTTGTATTTGTTCTAAAAATGCTTGAAAGAGTAAAAGGAAAAGTAGCTTTTATTTTACCAAATGGAGTAACAAGTTCTAATGAAGAAAAGGAAGCAAGAAAATATTTTAGAAATAAAAATAAAATAAAAGCGGTTATAGTTAATCCTGACTCTATGTTTGAAAGTACATCTATTTCGACTACAGTATTATTTTTTGATAATTCAAATGAAATTTCTTTTATAAATTGTAAAGATTTTTTTACAGAAGAAGAAAGAAAACAAAAGGGAGAAGATCATACTAAAAATAGAGTTTACACAAAAGTATTGAAAACCTATTCTGATGAACAAATAAAAACTATTTTATCTTGTATTGAAGATAAAAAAGATATAGAAAATTTTTCAAAAAATGTAAAAAATAGTGAAATTCAAGATGAAATTTGGCAACCAAATAGATATATAAATATAAAAATTGAATCATCAGAGAGTAGAAGCTATGAAGATATAATAAAAGATTTACAAAGAGTTATAACTCAAAAAAATCAGAACAAACTTACAATAAATGAAGTTTGGGCTAAAGAATTAGGGTTTTTAGAAATCTTTGAAAATGCTAATAGCGGAGATAAAACTATAGATGAAATTAATAACACTATAAAAAATGTTTTAAATTTGGATATTACTTTAGAAAAACAAGACTACATTCGTTTAACAAAAAGTAAAGAACTAAAATGGGAAAACAAAGATAAAGAAGAATTAAGTTCTGCAATAACTATTGCATTACAAACTTGGAAAACGATGCTTCATTATTTCAACAATGAAGAAAATAGATATTTGAAAGAATTAAGAGATAAACTTTTGCCTGATTTAATGACTGGAAAGTTAGAGATAGAAGGAGAGTATCAAATATGATAAGTGATAATATTTTAAAATGGTATACAGATGAAATTATAAGAAGTAAATATAATGTTTTAGGTTGGTCATTAATTGAAAAACAAATCAAAGAAGATAAAACAAAATTAGTTTTTGAAACTTCAAATACAAAATTATCATTAGAATTTAAAAAATTAAGTGAAACAACAATAATTTTTAATAATATTGTTTGTAAAGAAGAAGTACCAAAAACAAAAATAAATGGTGTTGAATATTATTTAGAAGAAGATATTTGGGCAGAAGTTTTTGATGAAAAATTATTAAATAAAGGTTTAGAACTTGAAAATATGACTATTGAAGAAATAGAAACAGAAGCAATCAGTTGTATAGAAAAAGCATTTGAAAGAATGAAAGATATAAAAACAAATGGTAATATGTCACTTTTTGTAGAAGAAGATATTGAAGAAGCTAAAATAGTTGAAGAAGAAGAATAAGGAGATTAGATAAAATGGGAACAACAACAGCAAAAAATAGTTTAACAGTAAATAACGGAACAACAGCAGTAGCAGAAAAAAAAGGAAAAACAATATTTGATGTAATACAATCAGGAGCGAAGCAATTTGCAACTGCATTGCCAAAACATGTAAATAGTGAAAGGTTTGTTAGAATAGCTATTACTACAATTAGACAAAACCCAAAACTTGCTAAATGTAGTCAAGAGAGTTTGTTAGGTGCTTTAATGGTATCTGCTCAACTTGGTTTAGAACCAGGAACTCTAGGACAATGTTATTTAATACCATTTGAAAATAAGAAAGCTGGTACAGTTGAGTGCCAGTTTCAAATAGGTTATAAAGGATTAATTGAATTATTAAGAAGAAGTGGACAATTATCTGATATATACAGTTATACAGTATATGAAAATGATGACTTTAACATTGAATATGGATTATCAAGAACATTAACACATAAGCCAAATTTTGATGAAAGAGGAGAAATAAAAGGCTTTTATGCTGTGGCAATTCTAAAAGATGGAGCTAAGGCATTTGAATATATGACAAAAGATGAAGTTATACATCATGAAGAAAAGTATAGAAAAGGTTCATATAAAAATGATGTATGGAATAAGAATTTTGAAGAAATGGCACAAAAGACAGTAGTTAAAAAGCTATTAAAATGGTTACCAGTGTCAGTTGAATTTCTTGAAATGGCAAGTAAAGATGAAAAATCATTTAAAGTTGTAGATGATAAGAGTACAGAAGTACAAGAAATTGAAATACTTGAAAATAATGGTGATATTATCAATGCTGAAACAGGTGAGTTTATTGAAGAAGCTACTGAGGATAATAAAAGTCCAAAAAAGCAAATAAATGATGACACTATGGTTCAAGGTCTTTTTGAAAATAATAAATAATTAACAGCAGGAGGAGGGAATTTGGAACAATCAAATAACAAAAATAAAGAGAGCTTTTTTCAAATTCCCAAAGTTCTCTTTAAAATAAGAAGAGAAGGGAGTTTAAGTTTAACAGCATTTGATATATATCTTTTAATGTCTGACAGATTTAGGCTTTCTAAGAAAAATGGCTGGATAGACGAAGAGGGAGATACTTATATAATGTATTCTTATGAAGAATTATGTGAAGAACTAAATTTAAAAAGAAGAAACTCTATATCTGATGCTATTAAAGAGTTAGAAAATTTAAATCTTATAGAAAAAAAGAGAAGATATAACAGAAGTAATGTTTATTATTTAGTAGACATATCTGATAGTAACAATAATGTTACTTCTAATAGTAACGAAAACGATACTATTAAAATAGATGTTAATAGTAACAAAAAGGTTACTACTATAAGTAACGAAAATGTTACTCTTAATAGTAACAATAATGTTACTTCTAATAGTAACATAAATGTATACGCTAATAATAACTACAATAATAATAACTACATGAGTAATAACTACAAGAATAACAACAACAAGGAAAATGTTGCTGGAATTATAAGACAAGAGATAAAATTTTTAATAAAAAACAGGAAGATAAAAATTGAAAATATAATTAAATATTCTAATGACTTGGAAAGAATAAAACAGGTTTTTGAATATGCTGATAAAAATAAAAAAGGTGATGGATGGGTTATAGCTTGTCTTAGAGATAACTATTCCATCAATCAGAAAGAAGAGGACCAGGAAAAAGAAAAAGACTACTCAAAAACTATGGATGAAATCTTGAGAGGAGGATAAATTGAGTATTCAGAAAATAGAAGAAATAGCTAAAAATACAGATGTTAAAGATTTTATAGAGAATGTACCAGAAGAAAATAATAAGCCAAAGGTTCTAGCTAAATGTGAAAAATGTGGAGAACATACTCTATTGGAATTTTCAGAGGGCAGAACTAGATTTAATGAATGTTCTTGTCAAAAAGAAGCAAGAATAAAAGCTAAAATTGAGAAGTTTAAAGAATTATCGATAACTAGCAGAAATTATGGAAGAGATAGCTTTAAAAATGCAATTTTAGGAGATAATAAGGCAGAAAATGAATTGTATAGAAAAATTAAAAACTATGTTAAAGGTTTTGACAAGGTACTTGAAATAAATGATGGATTATTGTTTAGAGGAGGTTGTGGAACTGGAAAAACATTTTTAGCAAACTGTATATGTAATTATTTAACTGAGCATGGTTATACAGTGTTAAGTTTTAACTTAGCTGGATATTTAAGAACCATAAAAGATAATTTTCAAGTTGAAACTAAATTATTAGAAGCAGCAAAAGAGGCTGATATGCTTTTCATTGATGATTTAGGAAGTGAGAAAATATCTGATGAATGGGGAAAAGAAAAGATAAATAGTTTAATTGATGTTAGATATAATGCAGAAAAACCAATGATAATAACTACAAATCTAAGTGCTGAAGAAATGATTGAATTTTTAAAGTTTAAAGGAATTAATAAAATTTCTGATAGGCTTAATGAAATGTTAAAAGAGTTCAAATTTACCTGGCAAACTAAAAGAAAGCCAAAGAGTAAATCATTTTGGGAGGAATAACCAAAAAATAAATCTAAAAAATGATTTTAAAACAGGAATTAAAATCACACCAAAATGATTTATAAGGCCTAATTTGAAGTTTTAAAAGTTTTTTGGAGTAATTATATGGCTTTGATTTTTAAAGTGGCTTAAAATTGATTTAAAAAAAATAGGAGAAATAAAAATGATTTTTATAAATGGAAATACTCCAAGCTCTAAAAATAGTAAGCAGTTTGTAACTTTGAAAAGTGGAAAAACATTATTGATAAACTCTAAAACAGTGCAAAAATACATAAAAGAGTCTAAGACAGATTGGATTTTAAATAAAAGAAAATTTCTTAAAATGTTAGAAAATAAGGAAAAACCTTATAAAATAGAACTTTATTTTGTTAGAGATTCGAGAAGAAGATTTGATTATATCAATGCTGCACAAATTATTTTTGATTTAATGCAAGAATATGGCTACATAGAAGATGATGATTCTACTAATGTAATTCCAATATTCAAAGGCTTTGAAGTTGATAAGGTTAGAACTGGAGTTAAGATTGAAGTTCTGTAAACTAAGGAATAACGACTATTTCAATTTTTGAAATAGTCGTAAAAATCTAAAGTTAAACATTTTGCTGACGTTGGGAAGATGTTCAAAGTATAGAAAATAGGAGGAAGTAATGGAAAAAGAAAAAGTTTTAGAGATAGAATTTAAAGAAGTTTGGAATAATTGGAGGTAGTAAATAATGAGTAAATATAAAGTTGGGTTTTTAGTAAATAGTAATGCTAATGCTTTTTGTAAAAATACAGAAGTTATGGATTTAGTTGATGATTATGGTTATTCAGAAGCAGAAGCAAAAGAAATTATAGAAGATGAAAATAAACTAGATAATTTATTTGAAGAATGGTTGTGGGAAACTATTGAAACAGGTTATAAAGTTTTAAAAACTGATGAAGAAACGGAAGAATGGAAAGGTCTAAAAGATTAAAAACGGAGGAGATGAATGATGAGAATAACAGAAAGAAGTAAAATGAAACTTGTTGAAGAGATAAGATTCAAGAATATAGATGAAGTGATGATGTACGAAAATGAACTTAATGAGGGTCTTGATAAAGAGTATTATTTTAGACTTAATAGACCTTTATTTTCAGAAGATTTTATTTTAGAAGTTTACTTATATTGCCCAGAACAACTTTTAGATTATTAATATTTTTGGAGTGATGAAAATGTGGAAGTGTAAAAAATGTGGGTGTACAAATTTTAAATTAGGAATTGGTGGATATGTAGAGGTAGATTTTAATAGAATCGGAATGAAAAAAATTTATGAAACAACATTAGAAATAATAAATGAAGAATGCGTAGAGTGTTGCAGATGTGAATTTAATGGAAATTATATTAAAGATATAGCAGATTGGGAGGAAGGAGATGAGAGAGATTAAATTTAGAGCTTGGATAAAAGAAGTAGATGAAATTCGTGAAGTGGAATATATAAATTTTTGGGGAAAAAAGATTTCATATCCTCACAAATTTTGTAAAGAGTATTACCTCAATGCTGATTTTGACGAGATTGAACTTATGGAATACACAGGGTTAAAAGATATGAAAGGAAAAGAAATTTATGAGGGAGATATTCTTTTTGAGAGTTTTGGAGAAAAATATTATAAAGTTGTTTTTGAAAATGGAAGTTTTAGAGCAGAATTTGAGGGGGATTTTGAAGAGCATTCTTTTGATTTAATTGATGTTGTTGCACAAGGTTGTGAAGTTGTAGGGAATATTTATGAAAACCCTGAATTGATAAAGGAAGTGAGATAATGAAATACTTAAAAATAAAAACAACAGATAAAAGAATAATTATAATAAATTTAGAAAAAGTTGTAAGTTATATGGTTGGAGATGATTTTGTAAATGTAAATTATTATGGGAATGATTTTTTTAATTTTACAAGAGAAGATCAAAAATTTGGAATACAAGTAGAAAATTTTGAAACATTGAGAGTTTTTATACAAAATTTAGCATTAGGAGAAGAAAGATGATTAATCCGTCCCAAGAAGTGGAACAGTTGGAAATGTTTTAAAGGAGTTGATAAAGATTGAATTATAAAACAGCAAAGAAAGCATTGCAAGAAGGCAAAAAAGTTAGAGGTAAGAATTGGACTAATTACGAATATATGATACTTGATGATGATAAAAAAACATTAAAATTTAAGTTAAAAAATATTAGTAAATTTGTAAATGGCGGAAGCACAATTGATGGATATTTTAGAGACGTATATACGTACAATAAAAACAGTGAGTGGGAGATAGTAGAATGATGGAAGAATTAAAATTAGGGTATGCAGAATTTAAGAAATTATCTAATTCTGAAAGGTTAACGCTTTTAGATTGGTGCAGTCAAATTACTAAGATTAAAACTATTAATAATAAATGGACTTCTTATGGGTTAAAACATGTTTTTGAGAGAAGTAAAAATGGGTTTTATATTACAAACGATGCTTTTATATATGCCATGTATAAATTAGGCTTCGAACTTAAACGATGTTATTATTGTTCTCCGAATTTCTGTTTTAACATAAGTTTGAAATCATTAAAAGAATTAGTTAGAGAAACTGGTTCAGAGCAAGATAAAAAAGGTTTTGGAATAAAAGAAAAATATGATTGGAGGTAAAAAATGGAATATAAAAAGCCTGAAAATTTTCAAGATATGTTGATACTGCAAAAAGTTTTAGATGATAATATACACAATAATAGACGGAGAACTAAGTCAGATATTTTGATGTCCCTTATAGCCGAAGTTGTGGAGTTTAACGAAGAAACTTTACACAGCCACAAGACTTGGAAAGAGAAAAGATATTCTAAAGACAAAGAATTAGAGGAATTAACAGATATATTTTTCTTTGTATGTCAATATTTCAATTATCATAATACCAAAGGTAAAGAGTTAGAAAATGAGATGAAGAAAGCTAGTGATATATTTGATAAGTTTATTGGAGTTCCTGATGTCCCTCAAAAAAACAAAGATTTAATTTATTTCATTGATTGCTTTACAACTAATAATCTTATGCTAGCAATGAGATATCTTGTTAGAATAGTTTTAGCACACGGCTATTTAAAATCTGATATATTAAATACCTATTGGACTAAATGGCAAAAGAACATGAAAAGAATTGGAAAGGAGTGGAACTAGTGGTTGAGTATTTGCAAGAACTAAGAGTGAGAGATGGAAACAATATAAGAATAATAAACTGCCATATTTTTAAAGAAAAATACATGACTGATGAAGAATTAGAAGCAAAGAAAATTGAATTTTCTAAGTATATGCAAGAGATATATTCTTCAGAATGTATAAAGCTAGAAATCTTAGAAAATATAATAACAGAGGTGAGATAATGGCAACACAAGAGCAAAAAATAATTTTTAAAGCGATAGAAACAGTGTTAATCAGTCATTCTAAGTATAAGAATAAAATTAAAAACAATATTGAATGTCTTAACGATCCTAAAATTCTAAACAAATACTGCGTAGATAAAATTTCTGGGAAAGGATATTTTGAAATAAAATCAGAATATGAAAGAATAGAAGAGCTTAAAATAAGAATATCTAAAGATATTAAGATGTATGAAGAAATGATATTTAGAATAGATAGTGCATTAGAAATGGTAAAAGACCATGAAGATTATGATTTAATTCAAATAGGTTTTTTAGATAATCATTTCAAAAAAGATAAAGTTGATTATGAGAAAATAGCTGAAAAACTTGACATATCAATAAAGACAGTTTATCAAAAAAGAAATAGAATTTTCCCACGTTTAGAGTTTCATTTTAAGACTCAAAATTTGATACAGGTAAAAAACTGGTAAAAAACTGGTAAAAAAGTGGGGATGGAAAGGTTAGAAAAAATGTGTTAGTATGGTAACATGTAGCGAAGTTTAAAGATTCTTCTTTAAAAATTGTGACAGTAGTTTGGAGGCTCTACTATAAAAAAGCTTCTGACATATAACATCAACACTCTCACAGCACTTGTGGGAGTTTTTTTATTGATTAGCCCACTTTCAGCGTTATATCGGCTATAACCAAAAATGCAAGTCAAAGTGCACAAAGGTGGTATTTAAAAGCCACCTTCGACTGGAGAGTTACATTAAAGGTAAATGGACTGCTTGCTAAGCAGTTGTCCTGATGGACTTATAGGTTCGAGTCCTATACTCTCCGCCAAATTAAAGATATAAAAGTTTAAAAAGTTCTAAAGTAGAATATACTGAAAGATTATAATAGGCATCAATTGGCAAAATAGGTTCTTTCAGAATATAAAAAAGTCAAGTGGGTCTTGCGAGGCCCGAGCTTCATCTGAATATTGGTCAAAAATTTAAACATTTCCGTTCCGAAAGGGGTT